TGCGGCCTATTATGAAGCTGAGTTAATCGAAGCAAAACAAGATGTCCGCATAGCGGGTAACATCGAGAAGGCAAGTTCGCAGATGCCCGGCATCGTGGAAGAACGCTTTAATCAACTTCAAGAAATTGAGGGCATCCTTGAGTACTTAAACATTGAACTTCGTAGACTTCGCAGTCAACATTTTCGCAAGTATTTGGAAAACTATCAACGAGCTTTATCTTCAAGAGACTGTGAAAAGTTTGTTGAAGGTGAAGCTGACGTTGTAGACTTTGAAAAAATTATCAACGACTTTGCCCTACTACGCAACAAATGGCTAGGCATTATTAAAGCACTCGACCAAAAACAATGGCATCTCAGCAACATTGTTAAACTACGAGTATCAGGCCTAGAAGACGCCAGTCTTTAAATACTAGATAATATACGCAGATAAATATCTGCATGAAAAAGATTGTTTTAGTCACAGGTGGATTTGATCCCCTTCATTCTGGGCACATTGCCTACTTCCAAGCAGCAAGAGAACTTGGAGACATGCTCCTTGTAGGTCTTAATTCAGATGCATGGCTTGTTCGTAAAAAAGGTGCAGCCTTTATGCCTCTTTCTGAACGAGCAGCTATCGTAGATAATATTAAATGTGTAGACGGTATTGTTTATGACTTTGACGACGCTGACGGCTCATCCAAAGGCGCTATACTAGACGTTAGAAAACAGTTTCCAGAAGATACGATCATCTTTGCCAACGGCGGCGATAGAACAGATAAGAATATTCCAGAAATGGATATTCAAGACACCAACCTAGAATTTGTGTTTAGTGTAGGTGGCGAGAATAAAATGAATTCTAGTTCCTGGATTCTTCAAGAATGGAAAGCTCCTAAAACCGAACGGCCGTGGGGGTACTATCGTGTTCTACACCAAGACGGAGCAGAAGTAAAAGTAAAAGAGCTTACAGTTAATCCTGGATGTAGTTTATCAATGCAACGCCATCAATATCGTCATGAACATTGGTTCGTAACTGAAGGAACTGCGACAATTAACACCCTGGATGCAGATGACAATACCGTGATGAAAAACTTTGTGATGAAAAATATGCAGACATATATCAGTAGAAAGGAATGGCATCAATTGGTTAACAAAAGTGACACCCCGTTAAAAGTTATTGAAATTCAATTTGGTGAACAATGCACCGAAGAGGATATTGAAAGAAAATGAAAAATTGGGTTTTCTTAAGTAAAGATGGAACAGACGAATACATAGGAAAATTAGCAAGATCCTGCGGAGGAAAAATAACATCTACAGATGATTTTGTCTATGAAGATTCAGACCAACCTATTATACTGCGTGGCATATTAAAACACAAAATAATGAAACGCTGTTGGGATGAAGGTCGCGATTTCTATTACATGGACACTGGCTATTTTGGCAATGAAGTTAATTCACAAAATCCCAACGGATGGAAATACTGGCATCGCATTGTAAAAAACAATCTGCAACATGATGAAATTGTATCAAGACCAGATGACCGATGGAAACAATTTAATAAAACTATTGAGCCTTGGAAAAAATCAGGAAGAAAGATTTTAATAGCCAAACCCGATGAAAAGCCCTGCAAGTTTTATGGAATAGACTTAGAACAATGGACTAGAGACACCGTTGAAACAATTAAAAAATACACAGACAGGCCCGTAGAAATACGTGAACGTGCCCCTAAGCGCATTGATCGAACAATCGGTAACACACTAAAACAGGCCCTTGATGATGATGTATTTGCGTTAGTAACTTTCAACTCCAATGCTGCTACAGAGGCAATTATGTATGGCTATCCCGTGTTTGTACTAGCACCCTGCAACGCTGCCAAGCCGGTAGCTGCTACCGATTTGAGTCAAATTGACAAGCCTTACTATCCGGATCAAGATAAATTATATAGCTGGGCTTGCCATTTAGCCTATGGTCAATTTCATAATGACGAATTACGGACTGGATCTGCATTAACAATGATACAAGGAAATTTATGAAAGTTTTTGTTGGATATGATCCACGAGAAGATATCGCTTATCGAGTGTGTGAATACAGTATTAAAGCTAGAAGCCTCGGTGTTGAAGTCATTCCTCTCAAACAATCTGAATTAAGAGAAGCAGGCATCTATACTAGACAACCAGATGCGTTGAGTTCAACAGAATTTACATTTACTCGATTTCTCGTACCTTATCTAACAGGATATAAAGGATGGGCAATTTTTGTCGACTGTGACTTTCTATTCCAATGCGATGTTACAGAAATATTCAATGCGGCCGACGATCGATATGCCGTTATGTGTGTAAAACATGAGTATACTCCACAGGAAGGCGATAAAATGGACGGCTGTAAACAAATGCCGTATCCGAGAAAAAACTGGAGTTCGATGATTCTATGGAATTGTGGCCATCCAGCTAATGCTGAACTAGAACCTCGGGTAGTTAATAACGAAGTCAATCTTGGACAATATTTTCACAGATTCATGTGGCTACCTGACGAGTTAATCGGGGAGTTGTCTTATCAATACAATTGGTTAGTAAACTGGTATCACGAACCACAAGACGGTTATGCCAAGGCTATTCATTATACAGAAGGAGGCCCGTGGTTTGAAAATTATAAACACTGCGAGTACGGGTATCAATGGGCAATTGAACATGCAGCAATGATAGAGTCGTCGAAGAAGGCACCGGCGTCCGGGCCGTTCGATCATATACCGGCAGATATTGAAACTGTTTTTAAAAAAATATTAAAGTATAGAGTCGACCCATCTGGAGAGATTTATAATACTACCGTTGACGATGTAATTGAGGATATTAAAATGTTAGACAACAATGCAGCAGTGGCCGTTGACGGCGGCCGTGATCCTAATGACGGTAAAGGTGTAGGTTGGGATCCGTATATGGAATCTTTTATTCTCGGCTGTGGCGGACAAATCACAAACTATGATAAAATCGCAGAGTCAACAACCCCTGTGGTATTTAGAGGTATTACTAAAGCTAAACACATGCGAGCGTGTGAAGAAAACGATCGAGATTACTATTATATTGACACTGGATATTTTGGCAACGTTCGTAAAAAATTCTTCCATAGAATCACCAAGAATGCCATGCAGAATACTGGGCCTGTTATTGAAAGACCGTTTGATCGATTAGAAGCAACAGGATGGCATCGTAGTAAATTTAAAAAAGGAAAAAACATTTTATTGTGTCCACCAAGTGCAAAAGCTATGAGTGCATTTGGCCTAGATCTTGAAACGTGGATGCAAGAAACTATTGCAACAATTAAAACATACACTGATCGACCTATTATAGTTAGAAATAAAGTTAGTCGTCGTGAGAGAACAGCAACAGACACCATGGAGATGGCTTTGTCCAGGGATATTCATTGTTTAGTGACATTTAATAGCATTGCTGCAACTGAGGCAGTATTGTTAGGTAAGCCAGCGTTTACTCTCGGGCCTAATGCTGCACATGCTGTTAGTTTATCGGATCTTTCACAGATTGAAAAACCAAAAATTCCAACAGCAGAAGAAGTTGAAGCCTGGGCAGCTCATCTGTCATACTGTCAGTTTTCGGAAGCAGAAATGAGGGACGGCACTGCTTGGAGAATCTTAAACGATGATGATGTGACTCTCTGGCAACCCGAGTAAGGATAATAATGTTCGACGTTGTTGTTTACCTAAGTTCCTTACATAAACAAACACCTGGTAGAAAGGTGGATACTCTTACAGCATTTGCTGACGGGGCAAGGCTGCAAGGAGCTCGTGTACACATTGAAACTCGATACACTATCCAGTCTGCAAAATTAGCTGTCATCCTTGGCTGGCCAAGTCCAATCCAAACAACTGAAAATATTAAATTACGTGCTAAGATAGTCGAGCATCAGAGGCAGCAAAACAATCACATCATGGCCATAGACGCTAACTGTTTCAAATTCAAAGATCTTGACAGCAAATATCTAAGATACAGTATCAACGGTGTTGATTACGATTCCAGCGAATACGCTAATAAAAACTCTGACTCTTCTCGTTGGGATATTTTATCCAGTGATATTGGACTAGAAATGAAAGACTGGAAACGACACGGAGAATATATTTTATTCTTAGTGCAACGTGACGGCGGATGGAGTATGAAAGGTCAAAGTCCTGTAGAATGGACAAGACAAAAAATAGAAGCAGTAAGAAAAGTATCTAATCTTCCAATTGTGCTTAGACCGCATCCAGGAAAAATAGCAGATCTAAGACCACTGTTACGGCCCGGAGTAACAATCAGCGACAGCACCAAGATTCCGATAGAACACGATCTAAGACGTGCCAAGGCAGCATTTGTGTTTAACAGCAGTAGCGGAGTTGCATCAATCTTAGAAGGTGTTCCGTTATGGGTTGATGACAGCAGTAGTGTGTGTTGGGATGTTGCCAATTATAACATCGGAGATATTGATCATTCAAAGCAACCCGATAGAAGCCAGTGGATTAATGATCTTGCTGCGTGTCATTGGACTGATCAAGAAAGTCGACAAGGCCTTGTTTACAAACAGTTCTTGCCTTACTTAACGTAGTTTACCAATCGCAGTATCTAGTGCATCACTGATGTGCTGTATTGGAAATACTGAAAATAATTTATCAACATTCATAACACAATTAGATCTTGGAGCAACTGTGGCGGCTTTAAATTCATCTCTGGTAAACCATTCTTTATCTAATTCAAGTTTATCAGCAACCTGTTTAGTAGTAGCAGATCCCGGGTTACAAACATTGTAAATTCCACTGGCAGGTTTATTCACTGCAAAGTACACAGCTACCTTGGCCACATCAACTATGTAACTAAATGAGTTTTCATAGTCAATTAATTTTTGATAGTTTGATAGTTTTGTAAAAATATTCTTGGGTTCATGTGTGTCGCCAAATGGCATGCGGATTCTTAGCAGATATGATTTGTTAAGATACGGAGTCATTAATTCTTGAAACAACGCCTTCGACCCACTGTAAAAAGATCCATTATTAAAATCAAAATTAGGAGCATCATCCTCAGTCCACCCGCCGGATTTGTAACCAGTGTATACACATCCGCTGGTGATATGCACGATAGGGGTAACGGGATTCGCAACTTCTAATTGCAATGGAAATACTACATTGCCATTGATGGTTTCTTGTTTATATTGTTCACAGGCATCGACATTGGGTGAACCTGTGTAGCCAGCAGCATTGATGATTGCCGTTGTACCAGCGGGAACTATCTGGGAGTGTCCAATCCATGTGTGATGAATATTTTGATCTTCTAATTCTTTTTTAATCTGCGTCCCAACATACCCGTGTCCGATTAATGTAATCATAGTGCGTCTCTTGATTTTATCAATTCGGGAGAATACTGTGGCAATGCCTCGACATTATTGAGATCTTTGGCATTTTCTAACTTTGCTGTTCTAGCACGTAACTCGCTGGAAGAATACTTGTGACCACGTTTATGGTAGTGCAATTCTATTCCCACGTCCATACAATACTGTTTACCTGTGAAATCTCTATTTAAATATTCTTCACTTAAAAATCTAATATGGATTGTCTGTGTTTGTAACAACTGTAATAGATCAAATTCAGTTTCGTAGATTAAAATTTCATCAACATACTTGCAGGCCTGAAGCTGAACATATCGTTCATATGCACTTTGCACCGGTTTATTTTTTGAACCAGGACGATCGACGGTTGGATCGATCTGTAGAGCAACTATGAGATAGTCGCATAATTCTTTCTCCATTTTTAACATTGTTACATGTCCAGCATGTAACAAATCAAAACTACTGCAATTAAATCCTATTTTCATCTGCAAGTTCTCCTAACTCTACACTTTGTAAGTAACACTCACTGGGCATTATAATTTTCCTATAAACTTTTTATTATTCGCCACCCACTGTTGAGCAGCTTCTGACTTATAATATTCACTGGTCCAGTCACTGTATATTTGCCAGTTGTTCGGAACATCATAGTCTTTTCTTATAAGATACATTTGACAACTAACGCTAACGGCTCTAGCATCTGGTGCTAGAATATATTTAAACATTACATTACCACTCTTATGTTTAGGACCATTCAGTCTAGTAACAATAGATTCTTCAGAGTCTAATCTAGATTTTTTTGCAATAACAACAAAGTCAGTTATTTTTTTCGTTGCACTAGCATCTAATCTTTCGTGTAGCTTATCATAATGATTCTTAAAATCCACTCCCATGAATGCTACATCATTGTTGTCATTTACAATTTCGTCTAGTTCGCTTAGAATTACCGGCATTGAATTATTTGTAAACCAAGTGTCAGTTCTAAGTTTAATAATAATATCTTCATTGACTTGTTTTACTGCCTGTAAGAAATCCCATACTTGGACCCCACCACTGGATTGAAATGGTCCTGTTGTGCTAGGGCCCGGTCTAGTAAAGTCGTAGACGTTCATTTCATATTTTGTTCTAAACAACTCAAATAATCTGTCATGATTAGTCCGAGAAGTTTTATCAAATTTTCGTTGACCGATGTATACTACGGCAATTGCCATCTTTTGAAATCCTCAATATTTAAATCCTGCGCTTCCCATCCTTGTTGACTTCTCCACCAATTAACTGCATCTTGCATAGGGTGAGGAATTATAAAAGTTTTCTTTCCTATTTCGGATTTATCATCTAAAATGTAACTTTGTATATAGTCCTTGCAAACTTCATTATCACCGGGATATGAAGTATATGTTTTTCTAATTAACCATGTTTGACATAATATTCTAAAGGCATTGACGTCTTGAAAATTAAAATGTTCAGTTTTTGTCATAGGAATCAACAGTTTAAAAAGATTGTTACCGCTGCGACGTTTTTTTGGTGAAAGTGAAATAATGTAGTCTATGACTTCATTACCAGGCTTTAGTTGAGATCTGTTTGCTACAATTGCAAAATCCTGCACACCGCCAGGAACTCCGTCTATGACAACCATTTTGTGATAGATCTTTCCAGCATTTTCATGGATCCAATCACTACCAAAAAAAGCCATATCTGTTTTGCCTACAAGGATTTTTTTCATCTCTTCACATATGATAGAAATACTAGAGTCAGTGAACCAAACGTCTGTGCGTAATCTCATCACATATGGTTCCGTGGTACGTTCACAACTTCTGTAAAAATCCCAGACCTGAATGCCGCCGCCTTGTCCTCGACGATATGCATTGTCAAGATTGGGGTCACCTTCTTCAAAAGGACAAACACCTCGATCAGGGTCGTCTTTGGTAAACCAATAGACGGTAATATCTATAATTTCTTTAAGACGATCAAACAGTCGTTGATGATTTTGTTTGACAATTTCTAAGTTATGTCTTTTATCACCGGTATAAAATATTGCCAGTTTTTCTTTCATATAAAATCGCTTAAATTATCTTGATCTCTTTTTATATTTACAGCTACCGCACGTGGCCAGGGATTAGCATCGTTGTAATCGTTTATTAAAACACGTTTAGTGTTTGGCAATCCGGAAATTAACTTGAAGTCAACAAATCCTAGATCTTTTAGCATTTGCTCTGTTATTGCGTGTGAGTTACTGCTTCGTGCGGTGGTAAAGATTACTTGACTGCCATTGGCAATTAATTCTTTAACACATTTTATATTCTTTTCGAGTGGAATCGGCGTAGTTCCTACTTCTAGTCTCGACTGTGCTTTGATTATTGTACCGTCAACGTCGCAGAACAGCACAGCCTTATCATTATACTCAAACCATTCTTCTGCGGTGCCTACATCTACATAATTTGTAACAGCACTTTCTTTGAATATTGCATTATCATTTAGACATTCTTCAATAATATGACTAACAAAGATTTCTTTTACGTTTGCATCTTTTAATTTTTCAAAAGCCGACATAAACATATCTGCTGATTCAAATTTGTATCCGCCCACACAGAACTTGTCAGATACAACCTGCTTTTCAATAATACTGGTAATGATGCCTTGGTCGTTAGACACTATAAAACTCTTGCTAGCTAATCGTTTTAGGATTTCGTGATCTCTAATGTTTGAAACGCAGACGTAATTGCCTTCTTGATAATCGTGGTCAAAAAAACTATCGCAGTCTTTGATTAAAAATTCTTCTGTGGTTAATTCTGCTTGTTTTAGTATCTGATAAACGGTATCAGCAGGTCCTGTTGTTCTATTTTCTAAAATTATAACCTGTATAGCATCACCGTATTCATTCTTGATATATTCAGCAGTATTATATTGATCGTTGTGTTCTTTTAGAATACCGAGAGTGATATTGTGCTTGCCTATAAACGATTCAAGGGACCGTTCAAACATATATTTGCCTTGAAAGTCTGCAAGAATGTATTTTGGGCGCATATTAGGAAATCTTGTAGATAACCCAGCAGCTGGCATTATTATTTCCATAACAAATTAATTCCTTTTAACAAAAAGTTTCTTTCAAGAGTATCCGGTTTACTATGCCTATACACTCTTAACAACATTAGAATTAACAGATAGTCGTTGTTTGCTTCTGGATATCGTTCTAATATTCGTTGTTGTATGTGTTTGGTTTTTACATCTAACATCGCATTATCTTTTCTGGTAAACCAGCCTAATTCTAAATCTTGTCTTAATTTTGCAATATCAAATACGTAGGAATCATATTCTATGGTTGCACAGTCGATAAGAAAAAATCCTCGATCAGTGGTAAAAATAATATTTTCTAGTGTTAAATCACCGTGATAATTTGAACTCGGTAATATTTTAGGAAGACGCTCTAGTAGTTGTTCACGAGTAAATGGCATCTCATCAAAACTAACTTCTTGTAATTTTTTAATATATGTTTCTGTATAATCTTTGTCTACAGCATTATTAGAAAGTTTATCTAAGATAGATAATATAAAATCTAATAATTTTTCGTAGTTGCTAGTTTTAAGATATGATTTGATATCTAGTCCGTGTAGATATTCCATATCGATCATTTTATTTGATATTGTGTATAGTTGTGGAAGTGGATAATCTACTGACAGTACCTGCATACGTTCGATGTTTCTGGATATGTTACCAATCTTTCGTACAAAGAGTTTGTTGTGTTTCTGCATCAATAATATTTGATTTCCAGAAAACCCATGAAGCTCTTTAACTACCTTGGCGGCCATATCACTTGTATGCAACTACTCTGCTGTCAATACTGGATTTAGCATGAAGGTTGTTTTCGATCTGCACTCTTGTGAATCCAACATCGCGAAATAGTCTCGACATGCTTTCTGCGCTATATCCCCACTTGTGTAACATAGTCGGATCTGGATATCTAACACTATCTCCATATATGCCTGCTACAGTTCTTTTATGTAGACGCTTGTCATGCGACCAAAAACAGTCTGGATTATTAACAACTTCTTGACACATTTTTAATAAGTCGGGCCATTCGGTAGCTGCTGCACCACCCGGTCTAAGAATTCTATAAAACTCTTTATACATAACAGGAATGTGTTGACGACTAATATGCTCTACTACGTGAACACTTAATATTTCATCTACACAGTTGTCCGGTAAGGGAAAAGGTTTAGTAATATCGTGGATCATTACATTCGGATCGTGTGACATGTACTCGCCGTCAATGTTTAGATAGCCATCAAACAATCGGCTACCGCAACCAAGATGTAACCGTACTTTTTGTCCGCTGTTTGTTAATTCATTTACTTTTTCATTAAGCATTTTTAGTTCCAAACATATTAATCATCGAATAAGGAAGATATTTTTTCATAGAGCCATCTTCACGGGTTTCAATAAAAGCTCTTCTGCGATCAAAGTCGCTGTCTTTCTCTACAAACTCTACACTATCAGACAGTTCAGTTGAATACGCAAAGTTGTCCCATTGAAATTCTGGAAATAGGAATTCAATGGCCTTAAAACTGTACCTGTAGTAATCATCTGGGTATTTATGGTATTTCCAAACCCAGGGACTGTTGATGTACAACTTTCCACCGGGTTTAACTAAATCAGATAATACTTTGGCCATTAGCCAGGGCGTCGGGGTATGTTCAAGTACACTACAACAAATAATCAAATCAAAATAATTTTTAGGTAACGGGTTATCTTCCTTGGTTAAATCGCAGACAACATCTACACCGGCACCTTCTTCGAGATCGACACCGACATATTCTACATCTGTGTAATTTTCTCTAAATTCAGATACACTAACAATTTTACTGCCTATTTCAAGAACAGGGCCTTTGGCTTTAGGATATACTGTTTTTAAATAAACTATATCGTTGGGGCTACCCATATTACATACCTAATTGACGTCTAACTTCTTCTATAAATCGGTTAGATAACACTCGTGCTGAATAGTTTTCTTCTGTGTATTTTTGACCAGCACGGATTCTTTCTAACGTCTTACCGTGATGTGCTAGAGCCCACTTAATACCAGCAATGTAATCATCCTGCCAAGTGTATGGTGCAAATTCTTCATAGCTGGCTAATGCTGTTGTAATAACAAATTTACCAGACATTAAACTATCGATTAATCTATTTGCGCTTTTAGTATCTGTTCTTGGATTATCTGTTTGCACAGGCATTAATACGATATCACACTCGGATAACAATTGACCTTGTCGTTCCCAGGTCCATTCTTGCATGTCGAGTTTGTCAAAATTAATTCCGCTGATTTGACCTTTAGATTGTCTAAGACTCATTTTGCTGAGTAGTCTATCTGTTTTAGCACTGATCATGGTGTATTTGTAATTGCCAATTTCTTTTTCTAAACGCTGCCAAATTTCTACAACAGGCAAAAATTTAAAACTTGATTGACTGCCAAACCATAGCAATTTAATTTCCTTGCCAGGAGAAAATGTTGGCTCAAGTTTAGGACGTTCAAATGGATCTGGCATAACAATACTGTCTCGACCAGTATGATGCTTGGTACTTACACCCATTTGCACACTGTTAACCGACACAAGGTCTGCTAATCGACAGCAAGGTTCGTATTCTTCTTTTTCTTCAAATTTATTATCACACAGGTCGTAAATTGTTTTTGCACCTAGATCTTTAGCCCGTTGAATGCTGGCAGGCTGACTGCGTTTTAAAAATATCACGATGGTAGTGTTGTCCACTTCTGACCAGTCAGTTAGAATTTTAGCATCGTAGCCTTGATCAGCCAACGCCTGACAGGTAACTTCTCCACGTAATCTATGACTGGCTCGTTTTGGTTTGTATGCGTCACTAAAGAATCTAATTTTTACGTTGTGCATTTTAAAATCCAATCTTTTTTATGTTGATCTACTACTCGAAAACCCCAAGACTCTAATATTTTGATAGATGGTTTATCGGTCATTGCGTCTTTGTATTCGTGCTTTTGTTGTTCAACAACAATTACTGGTTTATTTCTAAGAATAGTCTGCATTGCACCAGCAAGGATTTCTTCTTCAAATCCCTCTACGTCAATTTTTATTAAATCAATATTTTCATAGTTGTAACTATCCAGTGTCCTTAACGGAATAGAACCCTTGCCTACCGATGTGGGATCGATATGACTATGCCCGGTATTCCCCTGAACGATATTCATTTCTATCAGTGATTCAGTGCGCCCAAGTGCTACTGGTTCAATTATATAATTACTGCCTAGCACGTTTTTCTTAAAACATTCTCTAAATTCAGGAACTGGTTCGAAAGCAATAACTTTTTCAAATTGTTTTACAAGATCGCAAGCCCATAGACCTACGTTTGCACCGATATCAATACAGATTCTTTTGTTATCACAAAATGCAATTGCAGAATCTCTAGCCCTCCATTGATATCGAACTACTCCGTCATTCTTGAGACTTTTTGCAAGCATCCTAGGAAAATGATCATCATAATCCGGAAACCAAAATCCATGACTTTCTATCATTTAAATGTACTCCAATATTTTTCTAATCTGTTGACTTTGAGATCTGTTTGTAAACTATGACCGTGATCCTTGCGATCGCCTTTGAGATGATCAAGATATCCGCCCCATTCGCAATTAATCAAAGGATGGCCCTCACCTACTGAATTTGTTTTCGATGGTCTTAGGTCGCCAAGCTGTTGACTCCAATTTAATTGTTTTAGTTCTGGTACTGTTTTTCTTACAGCATCAAACACAAAACTGTCATGCCACTCACCTAAGGTGAAGATACCATTTTCTGCGTCATCGTAATATCTTTGAAAAGTTTCTAGGAATTTTTTTGTTGCAGGACTTCTAAGATTCATAGCGTACAGGCCGCATTCACTGTATTTTCCTTCTCTGCCAAGGTAACATAAATCAAAAGACGGTGAACATAGTGCTAAAACTTTTTCACGGGTAATTGCACTGTGACAAACCATATCAGCATCCATCCATAACAGGATATCAGCATCAGTTGTTCTAGCACAGTGAAAAATTGCATAAACTTTATGAGCGAATCTCACAGCATGCCACTTGAACGCTTTCTTTGAATCCTTTCGACCGCCTCTAACAGGATCACCGCTGACATCACCGTTGGCCTTGGGCACATCCTTCCAACGGTTTTTAAATTCTGTTAATTCTTGAACATCGTCGAGGCTGAATAGGGTCACATGATTATGATTTCTAACAATGGGATTACATTTTTCTGGGTATATGTGCAGAGTAATTTCCTCTGGCCAGTTTTCACAGAATCCGTCGATCATCCTCTGTGCATATTTTTTTAAACCTTGTTCATGAAAGGTTGTTACCACTGCTATCTTCATCTATAATGCTCCCATACGTGAAAAATGCCTTGCAGGCTGGTGCAGGCCCAACCGGAATCGTACAAAGGTTTGGCTATAGCGTTATCTATACGAACGCCGCCCTCGACGAAAATTTTTGAATTGTGTTTTTTCCATAATGCTTCTACTTTATCAAGATTACACAACTCATTGTGATCGATAAAAATTGATGCAATATTTTGTATATGATCTAATTTAACAAAAGTTTCTTTATAAACAAGATTTTTAGCCTTAAACGCCGGCTGTGCTGTGCTGACCACAAATACTGTGTCATATATTTCTACAACTTGCTCTAAAATTCCAAAAGCCGATCCTAGCACCAGGGCATGATCGCGGTCTCTTGAAAGTTTATGCAGTCTTTTTTTGAATTTGTTCATAATCTATAAATATACAGCAGTATTAACTACGTAGATTATTTATCAACATTATGCGCTTCAGATTATATCGAGAATACGGTGCTTTGAACAGTCCCCCAGTGTTTGATGCCATAGAACAGGGGCTAAGACAACAAGGACACGTCATTGTCACCGACAACGAAGATGTTGCAGTGATATGGTCGGTATTATGGTCTGGCAGAATGCGGCAAAATAAACTGATTTATGATAAATGCCAGCAGCAAGGCACACCCATTCTGATAATAGAAGTGGGTAATCTAAAAAGAGGCGAAACTTGGCGGATCAGTCTCGACCATATTAACAATCTTGGTAAATTTGCTAACGAAAGTAATTTAGATATGACCAGACCTGAAAAATTAGGTGTTAAATTACAGCCGATTGCTACAACCCGGCGCGGTGAAATACTTATTGCCTGCCAACATCAAGAAAGTCTTCAATGGCAAGGCATGCCTGCTATGAAAGATTGGGTAGGAACCACTATTGAAAAAATAAAACAGCATACTCATAGAAGAATCCGTGTAAGGTATCACCCTCGATCAGCATTTCCGTTCAAGCAGTCTGGAGTAGAGGTAGAACGACCTATGCTTGTACCCAATACCTATGACAGTTTTGATATTTTTTACAATTATCACTGCGTGATTAACCACAACAGCGGTCCAGCTGTTCAAGCAGCCATAAATGGGGTTCCTATATTATGTGATTCATCCAGTCTAGCTGCGGATCTCAGCATCAAGTGGTCAGAACTAGATAATCCCTATGTACCAGACAGGTCTGAATGGTTTATAAAACTTTGTCACACCGAGTGGACCGTTGACGAAATACGCCAAGGCACCCCAATTTCTAGATTATTCGGTTGACAACCAGAAATCAAGGCTGTATACTTGAATAATGCTATCATCAGAATTTGCCGAAGACATATTTGTTGAATTTTATAATCTTGTTTCCCAACAAAAAATATCCATACAAGGTCAAGATTTTTCACCTATCTCAAGTTTCCATGAAAAAATCATCAACAGCGGAGAGCTGACCAAAAATCAGGCAAATTTCCTCATAAAATTATTAGAAAAATACAAGACTATGTCAGCCATGGCTGGTCTTGACTATGGATCTAAACTTGCTGACCTCAAATGGCAAAGACCGTTTAGAGTATTAGATCTCAGCAAAACAATATATGTAGAGCTACGTGAAAACAAACTGGAAATTTGTCTAAAATTTCCTTATCAGTTGAAAAAAGAGTTCGAAGATGAAATCGCAAGTCGAGAGGCATTGCATACTCATGGTTTTTGGGATTCAGAAGACAAAGTAAGACGCTTGGATTTTTATCATTATAATTTAATTGCGCTCTACGAATTTGCCTGCAAACATAATTTTGAAATTGATGACTCGTTTATGATTGCGTTGGGTGATGTTGAAGAAATTTGGCAAAATTCTGAATGCGTATCACCACACAGCACAATAGGCATTTATGGAGTTGAACTAAAAAATTCCAGTCAAGAAACAAAACAATGGTGGGATGAACATCGACGCAGTTCTCCTGTTAGTGATTTGTTATTAGCCAAAAGCATGGGGTTTGTATACCAAGAAAAACCTCAAAATTTAGTGGAAAAAATCGCAGCTAGCCAAGAAAACAGTTTCTGGATTAAATCCAATCAAGAGTTTTTTGAATTAGTTAAATCTTTTTCTGGAAAAATATGTGTGTTACTAGATCGAAGCAGCGCCACGCTACCTTGGCTGCAGAATTTTGTAGCCGCTGCCGAGAAAAGTGGTGTTAGCCGTGAAGAAATCAAGGTGTGTTTTAGAGAAAACAAAGAATCTACAACTGGCCTGAATGATTGGATCAAGATCGCAGGAGTTGGCGGCAAAGTCGAAACCGGCAGGATATTAATTTTTGAATCAAAGCCAGCCAAGTGGTTGTTTAAGTCAGACAATGATGTTACAATGTTAGTAACAAATAACATTTTTCCACCAACAAATACCATGGCACGAGATTGGTTTGCGTGTCATCCTTGTGTGATATATCTTGGTGACACTAGACCAACAGAAACTAAAGGACAAAAAATTGTTGAACTGTAAATTGACAATCAAAGACGAAGTAAACATCAAGGTGGAAGGACTGCGGGTTGAAACACGACGGAAAATTGTCAATAAATTAAAATTCGATTTGCCCTATGCTCGACATATGCCTGCATATAAACTGGGTCGTTGGGATGGAACTAAAACCTATTTTAACATAGGCGGCAGTGGATATCTTGCACACCTTGATGTGATTCTAGCAGTGATCGAGGATGAGGGATATGACATCGAAGTCGAAGATCTTAGACCGCATCAGGAATTGAAATTTGCCGCCATCGATGAAAATTATTGGGCTGACCTTGGCAAGACTTGGCCCAAAGGACATCAGCAGGCAGGAGAACCTATTGTACTGAGAGACTATCAGTATGAAGTGATCAACAAGTTTTTAGAGAATCCCCAGGCCTTACAAGAAGTTGCCACAGGTGCCGGTAAGACTATCACTACTGCTACGTTAAGTCATCTATGTGAACCATATGGTAGAACAATGGTGGTTGTACCTAACAAGTCATTGGTTGTTCAGACTGAAGAAGACTATCGCAATCTAGGACTAGATGTTGGTGTATATTTTGGAGATAGAAAAGAATTAGGCAAGACGCATACCATATGTACTTGGCAAAGTTTGAATGTGTTAGACAAGAAAAGCTATGACAATGATACCATGACTTTAGCAGAATTCTGCGAAGGAGTCTGTGCAATTATCGTCGACGAAGTCCACCAAGCCAAGGCCGAAGTGTTGACCAAACTACTAACACAGAACTTTCGCAACTGTGCCATACGTTGGGGACTCACAGGAACTGTGCCTAAAGAACAGTGGGAATTCCAAGGCATATTGGCCAGTATAGGACCTGTGATAAATCAGGTGAGTGCTCATGATCTACAGGAAAAAGGAGTGTTGGCGCAGTTGAACATCAATGTGTTGCAGACTAATGATGTGCAGGTGTTTACATCATTCCAAGACGAATACTCATTTCTTGTCACAGACGACAAGCGATTACAATGGATTGCTAACAAGATCACTGCGTTATCCGCCACTGGCAACACCCTGGTATTGATCAATAGGATCGATACTGGTAATAAATTAATCGCACTAATTCCTCAAGCGGTATTTGTTAGTGGCGGTATGAAATTAGATGACCGCAAGGAAGAATACGATGAAATTAAAACAAGTGATGACAAGATTATTTTGGCGACTTATGGTGTGGCCGCTGTGGGTATTAATATTCCACGCATTTTTAATCTGGTTCTTCTTGAACCCGGAAAGAGCTTTGTCCGCGTTATACAAAGCATTGGGCGAGGCATTAGAAAAGCAGAAGACAAAGATCACGTAGAAATTTGGGATATTACCTCTGCTTGCAAATACAGCAAGAGACATCTTACAGAAAGAAAAAAGTTTTATAAAGAGGCCAAGTACCCCTTTACCATTACCAAGGTTAATATATGAGAATACTTACACTAAACAATCAAGCATTTGATTTAAACGAACTACCGGACGAGGTAGACGAAGACACAAGATTTTCGGTACTGGATAATTCAAATCCTCAAGAACCGGATTTCTTTTTCATGCCGTTGATATTTCTAGAATCATTTAACTCGCCTGCTATCGTGTTGAACATAGGCGGCTATGAAGTGCAGATGCCCCTGGACTGGTGCATGGTAGTAGGCGACAAAGACTGCGGACTTGACCCCGAAGTTTTACCGTTAACATCAATTAATGAACGTGGGTTTGATGCGTTAGTGTTCAATCCAATCAAAGGATTTAGAGCAGAATATATGCCTATAGAAATTGTTAATATCTATCAAGATGTGCGCTGGTATTTTCCTAAGATGAAAAACGGGCAGTTGCTTACTGTACCACTCAGCGAGGAAGTTAACCCGCCCTGCGTGTTCTTTGTCAAAGAAGTCAGTAGACAAAGTGAAGTTTTGCAGTTACACAAATTGATTTAATTAAATACACATATTAAGGAGTTACTATGAAGGCAGGAAAAGTATGGGGACAAACAGAATTGCTAGAAGCCAACGGTGTACTTGAGTTTCACCGTATCGAAGCTAAGGCTGGCGGTGTTTGTTCTAAGCACAAACACAAATTTAAATGGAACGGATTCTTTGTTGAATCTGGACAGATGATTATCCGTGTATGGAAAAATAATTATGACCTTGTAGATGAAACTGTGCTATCTGCAGGACAATACACAAAAGTGGCACCGGGTGAATATCATCAGTTTGAAGCCGTCACTGACTGCGTTGCCTTTGAATTATATTGGGCAGAGTTTGATCACAATGACATCGAACGTGACACTGTTGGGTACGCCAAAGATAAAAAGTAAATGCCAACAAAGGTCTAATATGGGATCTCTTAAACCAGGTACAACTTACATTTATGAAAAGGCCGACGGCATAACCTATGCTAGAGAATTTCATGCACCTCACAGTGAGCGATTCGAAATTGGCAGAGACTTCGAAATGATTTTAAAAGAAGAGCAGAGTCTTTGGCAAGAAATAGTTCGAGCAGGTCGAACCAATCAGGCCTTGCAAGAAGCTCTCGATCGTGTTAAAATACTATATCACTTGAGCAAAGACAATGGCTAAAAACAAACACGTAGACCTATTCAAAGATATCATACCCTGTGTCGATCAGGGTATCAAAGAACTTTGGGATGCTGCCACAGAAGAAGGTCGTAAAGAAATCAAAGGAGATCTTTGGAATCTCAACAGATATATCAGTAGTGTTGCTACCTCTGACAGAGAAATACAAGAACACTATCTACTCACAGTCAATCAATACTACAATAGAAATTGGGCCAATGTTAGTCAGCATCCCAAACTGCAATGGCTGACTCTGGCTTCTTGCAGTCATGAAAGCAAGGCCAAACAGTTCCACGAGTGGATTGCATTAAAGAAAGAAAAGAACAAAAAAGAAGAATTCCTTGCAGACTTATTTCCAACTATGAAGAGAGCGGACCTTGCTACACTTGCAATCATTACCACAGACAGAGAAATCAAAGACTATTGTCAAAACCTTGGGTGGGACAAAAAAGAAGTCAATGCAATTAAATTTTAAATGCGAACACTGCGAGAAGTTATTTGCCAAAGAAAAGACTTTGGTGGTGCATGTCTGTGAACAAAAACGCAGACACCTTAGTCGCAATGAAAAACATGTGTTAATGGGATTATTGACCTTTCAGAGATTTTATCAGCTCACGCAAAAAGCACAACAGCCAAAGACCTTTGAAGAATTTGCTTCATCTAGTTTCTATACAGCCTTTGTGAAGTTTGGTAGTTTCTTGGTTAATACAGCGCCTATATATCCTGAACGATTTGTGGATTATGTGGTCAAGAGTGGAGTTAAACTAGATCATTGGTGTAGAGATGAATTGTATCAGAGCTATATTGCAGAATTAATCAAAGTCGAACCTGCTGATGGAGCCATACAACGAAGTATCATGACCATGATGAGCTGGGCGGAATCGAATTCGGCAGCGTGGGAACACTATTTTGCCTATGTAAATCTAAACAGAGCCACGCATGATATCAAAGAAGGATTAGTAAGTCCTTGGATGATATTGAATGCTCGCTCTGGCAAAGAAATGTTGACTCGCATGAATGACGAACAATTAGAAATTATTGGACCTGTGATAGATCCACAGTTTTGGCTGCGTAGATTTAAAACATTACCAGCAGATGTGGAATTAGTCAAGGATGTTATCAAAGAGGCAAAAATACAGTGATTGAAGAAAACAAACAAGAACTAGAATCCATATCCAGCGACGACATCGATATAGAAGTAATGAGCACTGAGGAAGACAACGAACATTGTGTATATGTCAAGTTTTCAAACTTTGCTGATGAGGAATCTGCAGAAGAGTATGCAGAATTTTTAGCAGAAACATTGCCCTTGTTGCTGTTTGAAACTACAAGGATGCAATGATGTTAAGAAAACTCATAGACGGAACCACAGTTCAAGAATTTAGCACAGCAGTGGAATTAACTATCACAACCAAGTGTCCGGATAAGTGGATGTTGGTTGATAGAGAAACTGGGGAGATATACACTCCTTATACCACACCAGGACCTAGACAGTGGAAGAAAATAGACTATGCCACATGGGCACCACCTGAAGAGATCAAAGACAATGGCTAAACACGATACAGCAAAACTGCTGCCTTTTACAAATATAGGAGTTCTAGAATCAACTCTTCCGGAAGATATATTTCAACTTCTAAAAACTTCTATAGATAACTTAACTGAAGATGCTGAAACTTACAATACTAGACTAGTAGGACACATACGAGAAGAATATTCGTTGGATCATATTAATAATGCAATGTCCGGATATATTATTGGAGTAGCCAATGCGTGGTCAGATGCACATCCCGGGTATATTGCTGGATTTGAAGAAGCACATAAAAATAAGAATTACAAACTAGAACTCACTAGCTTATGGGTCAATAAACAGAAAAAACATGAATTTAATCCGTTGCATACGCATCCATCGGTATTGAGTTTTGTTATCTGGATTAAGATTCCTTATAGTTTAGAAGATGAAATAAATTATTTTCCTCGGCTATCGGGTAAGGATAGTGATAGGGGAAATGTACATACTTCAAAGTTTTGTTTTGTTTATGTAGATACACTAGGCAGTATTAAACAAGTACCAATTCCAGTTGATAGCAGTTATGAAGGAACTATTATGATGTTCCCGTCGGTCTTGAATCATATTGTTTACCCGTTTTATACTTCAGACGAGTATAGAATAAGTGTTTCTGGGAATATTAGAATAAATGTGTTGGACCAGTGTAAAGAGAATTAGCATGGATATTGATATAGATTTTTTCGATCGTGAGCAAGCATTGGCCTTGTTCAAACATGTACGAGCTAGTCGTATTGATGATAATAAATTAGTTAAACATAACACAGGCGTATATCTGCATGAGGTGCCTGTAAATGCTGTGGAAAATCTTTGTGCGGTGCCTTACGAAGAAGCAGAAGAAAAAAACTATTTTAAGATTGATTTTTTAAATGTTGGCATCTATAAAGGTGTCAGAGACGAAGCACATCTCGTTCAACTCATGGAGACTGAACCGTTATGGGATCTACTACAAGACGAAGAATTTATCCAGAACCTATTCCATGTGAATGGGCATGGGTCTACTCTGAGACAGAGCAAACCAGAATCTATCGAGCAATTGGCAGCAGTGTTAGCGATGATTCGACCCGCGAAACGTTATCTGATTGGGAAAGATTGGACTACGGTGATGACGGAAGTTTGGACCAAGCCCGAGAATGACGAATACTTCTTTAAGAAATCTCATGCCACTGCCTATGCTGTGGCAGTTGTGGTTCAGATGAATTTAATCTGCGAACAGATTAGCATAGAGTATAGTTAGACTATCTTTCTAACCAAAGTAATCGACTTACGTTTGATTCTCTTTACGATTATGTCGTTTAGACTGGTACAAGGACCGTGCATGAGTTTAACATCTTTGGTCGAAAAGTTTCTAATCACGTATCGGAATTCAATGATTTCTCTGGCCAAGAAAATGTTAATAGGAATTTGCCTGTTTGATTCCCACCACCAGACTTCGCCTAGTTCTAGGAATCGCTGTTTTTCCTCGTCTGTTTTTATCATAGAGTAGTCATACATACTAGTGACTTGAGCATCTTGGTTGATAATGATGCCCACATATTCGTGGCTAACATGCACTATAACGCTGATAAAAGGGAAATTTTCTTGTAGGTTAGTTGTTATTCTCATTCGATAAATACTGCTAAAGGTCCATTAGTGTATGCAATTCAATCCTGTTTATTTGTATGTCAACAAACTCGATGTATTTACCACCCCGACGGACACTTGGTCAACTGAGAGGTATCGTAGAGTGTACAATAGAAA